CGCCACGGTATTCCGTTCAAGTACATTCATGTAATGGAGATCGGGAAGAAAGGGGCGCTGCATCATCACTTAGTCATAAATACACCCGAAGAGATAAGCCAGCAAGCTATAGTACGGTGCTGGAAGGGAAGAGGAAGGACACACCACAACCCGCTAGACGATACAGGACAGTACGCTAAATTAGCGTCGTATCTGATAAAGCAAAGCGACGGAATGTTAAGAAGCCCGGACGCACTGCAAGGAAAGCGCTGGAATAGTTCACGGAACTTAAGGAAACCGAAGGTATTGAGGAAAGAGCCAGTAAAAGACAAAGGCTGGTATAACCGTATCGCAAGGCTTCCGAAGAAGTTGGAGCAGTCCTATTACCTGGACGGCGACAGCGTACAGGAAGGAATACACGAAAAGACAGGTTATACGTTCTTTACCTACACATTTGTAAAAATCAACCAAACCTGGAAGGAGACAGAACTAGAATGGGAAAAACTTTAGGAATCGACAGAGATCTAGCAAGAAAAATTAAGAGAATGAGCCGCAAGGAATTAGACGGGTACTTAACGAGAGTAACGGACAAAAGTTACAACAATGGTTACGAACAGGGCTTAGCGGAAGGTATCGCACTGACTGGACAAGGTTTAGCAGCGGTACTTAAGGAAGAAACAGATAGAAAGAATATCACAGAAGAAAAGGCGGGCGAGATCAAAAAGGCAGTAGGTACATATATTGCGAAAGTGCCGGAAAAGGCAAGCGAGAAGGCACAGAGAGAAGGGGAAAAAGATGATTAAAGCAATCTATCTTACCGGGCTTGTAGTAGCTGCTGCATTTACGTTACTGTGGCTGC